CGCCTCCCTGGGCGCGAAACTTGAAGCTCCCGCCGGCGTCGATCATGGCCAGGCGCCCCTTCTTCCCCAGCATGACGTTGTCGTAGCTCATGCCCACCACGTCCCAGTTTCCGGTCAGGACCGAGGCCTGGAAGATCCTCGCCATCTCCTCGGGGTGCGCGATCATCTCCGCCTGGGTCATGGGCTTCATGTCGGCCCGCCATTTGCTGGCCAGGGCCACCTTTCCGTCCATCGTCCGGAGGCTCAAATCCGGCATGTCCACGCCCATCATCCGGTAGACGGCATTTGACGCCAGCTCCGTCCGCGCCTGGGCATCGTCCTTGTAGAGCTTGACGTAGTAGCGCTCCCCGTCCGGGGCCTCGTAGAGCCCGCCCGGATTGGATCCCTTCTGCGCGCCGACCTTCTTCCAGGCCCCGATATCCGTCAGGGTGTCTTCTGTCGCCCTGGCCTTCTTCGCGGCCTCGCGGATCTTGCGGGCCTCCCGTCCCGCCTTCCGGTCCCGGGACGCGATCTCCTTCTCCAGGAGGGCGGCGATATCCTCCGGAAGCCGGGAGAAAGCCCCCTCCAGGATCTTGTATTTGGCCTGTGAGGCGATCCCGACGTTGTAGCCCCATCCTTTGTCGATCCCGATCGGCTCGCCGGTCCTGGGGTCGATGGGGGAGGGGGGCGCTTCGCCCTTGCCTGCCCTCAGGGCTGCCTCGTATTCGCTCTTTGTGGCGCCGAAGACCTTGCACTTGCAGCCCCAGCCGTTGGGGACGTAGTGGGTGTTCCACCAGGGATCGTCCGCAGGGAGCGTCGTCCCGTCCCAGGAAAGATGCAGGGGCCTGGGCACCCGGCTGTCGCCGTGGCGGTAGACCAGGTAGGGCATGACCCTCCGAAACTCCGGGTCCGTCAGTTGAGCCCATCGGCCCGCGGCATAGGACGTGCGGAGGTTGGTGCTGTAGATCACCTCGCTTCGCCATCCGCGGCTCCCGTTGTAGGACCAGCCGTGCTTTGTGACGATCCGGTCAAAATCCTTTCGGAAGTCAGCCAGCGTCGTTCCCTGGACGATCGCCTTATCGACGGCCTCCCGGAAATCGGAGAGCATCTCCGCCTTGTAGGCGCCGGCGACCATGAACCCCTTGGCGTGCTGGTCCTTCCAGAGGTCGTCCCACTTGAGCGTGGGGATGTTCAGCTTCTTTTGAAAGAACGCTTCCTGCTCCTTGAAGGGCAGTTTGAAAACGGTATTCAGCTCGGGATCCGCCTCGGCGAATTCACCAATCTTCAGGCTTTTTTTTTACCGTCCCTCTCCTGGGTCACCTCGAAGCGCCCGGCCATCTCTGCGAGGGTCATCCCCTGGGCCATGATCACGCCCAGGTCCTCCGGGTCCATCTCGCCCCAGAGATCCAGGATTTTCCCCCGCAGATCGTCCAGGTCCCTGGCCTCCTCGACCAGGCGCTTGAGCGGGGCCATGTAGATCTTGTCCGTGGCCGCCATGCCCCGCCCGGATATCTGCTCGGCGATCAAATCAGCGGCGTCCCGGCCGTCCCCCTCTACCTCTGAAAAATCCTTCCCGTCCGGCGCCGGCGTCTCCTGCGGTTTGACCTGCCGCGGGCTGACCAGCGCTTCCCCTTCCGCCGGGACGGGGATCCCGTAGGTCTCGTAGAAATAGGCCGTCCCGACCGGAAGGCCGATATCCACGACCAGGGTCTTGTCGATCGTCACCTGGGCCGTCAGGTCCGGCTTTTCCCCGGCATAGGTCTTGATCTTCGGGTAGGCGGCCACCTGAGGGAAGTTGAGATCCACGATCCAGGGGATCAGCGTTTCGTTCAGGCAGGCATCCAGCAGATCTGCGTCCGCCTCGATAATCTCCTGGCGGACCTCATTGTGGGTCTGGGAAGCTGCATAGGACCCCTCGCCCTTGATCTCCGTCGTCAGGGTCTGGCCGAGGACCGCCTTGGAGATCTGCCGGTCCATGAATTCACAGAGCTGCTCGTGCGTCACGTTCCCCGTGCGGGAGGCCTCCAGGAAGGCGACGTCCATCGAATCGGGAAAGGTGATGCCCGTGTCGGACTGGATCGCCTCGACCGCGGCCTGGAGGGTCTGCTTTTGATCCGGCGTGGCGCCTGAAGGGTATTTCCCGGCCACGGTCGGCACGCCGAATTTCTCCAGGAAGACCAGCCAGAACTTGATGCCGTTCTTCTTGAACCAGACCGGCCACCAGAGCCTCTGGCCCAGGCCCCGGCCATAGGGGTTGTCGGAATCGCCGAAGGTGAAGACGATGAACTTCCTCTCCGGGACCTGCTCGCCGTCGAACATATTCGCGGGCGTCAGAAGACGAAGCTCCCGCTCCGGCGTGAAAATGAACCTCCTGGGGTGCTTTCCGACGATCTTCCGGATCCTCAGATCACCTTTATTGGCCTGCCACATCACCTCGGCCGCCCAGTACCCGTAAAGAACGGCCTTGAGGAGCTCGTTGCGGGCCTGGTCGAAATTGCAGTTTTCCAGGGTCTGGGAAACGAAATCGGCGACAACTTGCTCCTGGGTGGTCGCCGCTGGCCGGCCCATCTTCCGGCCGGAACGGGCGGGGATGATCTCCCACTCCTTGCCCACCACGGCCAGGATCCGCTGCTGGAGGACGCTCCCGGCGTGGGCGTCCCGGTCCACCTCGTCGTAGAGCTTGAGCCCCTTTCCCGCCGCCTCGGTCCGCAGGACCGGGTCCGGATTCTCCAGGCGTTTCAGCCAGCCGGCAAAGATGTCAATGTCCTTGGCGATCGTGGCGACTTCGTCCATGACGGCCGTCTTTTTTGAGACCTCTTCGCCCATCTCACTGCCCCATGTAATGGCTCATGCTCTGCCCCGAGGTCACCCGCTTGACCCCGGTGGACTGGAATTCAATCAGCCCGCCCCACTCCTGATGCACGGCGAACCAGGCCATTGCCCCGGCAACGCCTGCGTCCCCGTGGCGTTTCTTATTGTCTTTGCCTTTGGTGCGAATTTCCGGCAGCTTGGCGACGCCGCGGATGACCTTGAAGGCCCGGTGATCCTCGATCGTATCGGCATCCTTGGCCAGGAGGATGGACTTGTCCTCGAAGGCGGCCCGGTACTGGTACATGTTCTCCCGGTACCACTGCTCTGTCAGCATCACCTGGGCGATACGGCTGACGCCGTACTTCTGCATGGCCCGCTCGGCCAGGTACTGGCCGTTGCCCCGGGCATCCAGGGCGCCGTAACGGAAACGCGGCAGGCGATCGCAGATGAAGCAGAAGATCTGTTCCTGCTGCTGGAAGGGGATGTTTCGCAGCTCCAGATGGAAGATCGCCCGCCATTTGGCGCTCTGCTGTTCCTGGAGGGGGATGAAGACCGAAAGATCGCCGGTCCTTCCGAAGTCCTCGCCCACGACGGTATTGCGGTCCGGATCCAGACCGGTCAGAAGGGGGAGGAGGGCCTCCTCGCACCAGTCCTTGACCTCGGCATACCGGATATGATCGGACAGCTCCGCAAAGGACGACGGCTGCTCGTAGCGGACGACCCGGATCTCCTCGGAGAGGCAGGTCTCGATCAAGGCCCGGGTCATGAAGGTCCCCGTGCCCTGGCTCGGGATGCAGAAAAGCTCCTCGTCGGCATCCTCGCCGTAGGAATCGATGATCCCCTGGCGCCAGGCCGCTTCGGCCTCCTGCGTCCACTCGCGTCCCAAAACCTCGCAGATCCGCTTGTAGAGGCCGTCCTTCAAGGCATCGTCAAAATCGACGCGGTGCAGGCTGTAGGGCTTTTTCTTGGCCCGGATGTCCTGGATGACCGAGTTGAATTCGTTCGTGTCCCCGAAGTGGGTCGAGATAACCCGCACCTGGCCGCCCCACATGAGCAGCGCCATCGCCGCCTTGAGCAGGCCGGGCAGATCGTCATGAAAGGCCGCCTCATCGATGACCACGCGCCCCTGCTTGCCGCGGAGGTTTGTGGGACGGCTGGACAGCGCCGTGATCCGCCAGCCGGACTCCAGGGTGATCCGGTAGGCGAGGATCTTCTTTTCGACCACGACCCCGCCTACTTCCTCCTCGTCCGGCTCCTCGTACTCCTCCATTGCAGAGGCGGCGAGGTTGTAGGCCCTGGCCCAGTTGGCACAGTCGCCGATGAATTCCAGCGCCATGTCCTTGTTGTAGCCGATGTACCAGACGTTGCGCTTCTCTCCGGATCCCTTTTCGGAGGCGTAGAGGGTATCGTCCGCCGCCTCGGCCCAGGAGATGCCGACACGCCGGGACTTTTCGATGAATTTGACCGGGGACTGGTCCGCCACCCAGCGGGCCTGATAGGGCAGAAGCACGCCGGTTGCCCCGCGTGCCTGGTCAAAATCGTTCTGGAGGTTCTGCTCGGTCATACGATCCCCAGGATCTTCTTCCGGATCTCCTCGGCCGTCTTACCGGACAGGCCGCCCTGCTTGGCGACCTTGACCACATCCTCGGCCACGGCCTTGGCCTTGTCCCTGAAGTCCTTCTTCAATCGCTCCCGCATGATCGACGAGGCCTGGAGCTTGGCGAAATCCGAGACAATCCTCGGGAGCTCCTTGATGTCCAGCTCCCCGGAGAGCTGCGCCTCGATGATCATCTGGGCAAAGATCTTCGAGGCCGCCTCTTCCAGGACCATGCCCTCGCCGGCTTCCGACACCAGAGCCCGGGATTTGTCCTCTACGATCCGCAGGCGCTGGTAACTGGCCAGAAAGCCTTTCCCGTACCGACCGATCGAGGAGCGGCTGATGTCGAACCCTTTCTTGGAAGCCCAGGCCGCTATGTCGTCATAGGTGTAGCCCCCCTCTACGAGCATCCGGTCGATCTCCCGGCGGATCTCCTGGGGGAGTTCGCTCGCGATCCGGCTGCGGAGCCTGATCTTTTTGCCGCCCATCAGCCCTCCAGCTCCTTTTCGCCGAGCTCGATCTCCTTGAGGACCTGGAGATACTCGTCCTGGAGGCGGGCCGCCTCGGCGGATATCTTGGCAATCAGGTGCAGCTTGATCTCCTTGAG